TTCTCTTGATGAGGAAGTTACCGCTGCAAAAGCGCCTGCTGCTGTTTCAGCCGCTGGAACTCTTGTGTTCCCAATCCGTGATACCATTGGCGCAGCCTCTACTGTAGGTGCTGTTGTTGGTGGAGCACAGTGGGGACTTGAAGGCGAAGCTGCAATCCCAGAGATTGACATCAAGGTCGACAGCATTGCTGTTACCGCTCAAACTAAGAAGCTTAAGGCTAAGTGGACTCCGGAGTTAGGTCAAGACCTTAACGCCTACCACAACCTTGACGCTGAAGTTGAGCTTACTAGCATCCTTTCAGAGCAAATTGCTCTTGAAATTGATCGTGAGATTCTTGCGGATCTCGTGAATGGTGCTACTGCAGCTACTCGCTACTGGTCGCGTGCTCCAGGACTCTTCGTTGATTCCAACGGTAATGAGCTTGGTGCTGCATCCGCTGCTCCAGAATTCACTGGTACAGTGTCTGAGTGGTATGAGACTCTCGTTGAGACCATCAATGATGTTTCCGCTGCTATCCACCGTAAGACTCTTCGTGGTGGTGCTAACTTCGTCGTTTGTTCGCCAGAAGTTGCTAACCTCCTTGAGTTCACTGCTGGATTCCGTGCTAGCGTCACTCATGACGATGAGACCGGTTCAATCGGTGCAGTCGCAGTTGGTTCTTTAAGTAAGAAGTTCGACGTCATTGTTGACCCATACTTCTTAAAGAATGTGATTCTTGTTGGTCGTCGCGGCTCCTCTTTCCTTGAAAGCGGATATGTGTACGCGCCATATGTGCCACTGCAAACCACACCAACCATCTTTGGTACCGAAGACTTCGTGCCCCGTAAGGGCGTGATGACTCGCTACGC